CTGTTTACGAGCAGCCTGACCTTGTGCACTCTGCGTGTCATATCTCTTGACTGCAAAATCAGCAGCCTTGGATTGTGCACCTTGTTCAACTGCAATCTTGGCTTCGCCCTCCTTCAGTTTCAAAGCCTGTGCTTGGTCATAAGTTTTTTTAGATTGATAATCCTGTACATCCTGTGGTGAAAAGCCATGCAGTTTCAATTGCTCTTCAGTAGCGCCCGGAGGCGTAGCTTGAGCAAATTGAGCCAAGGGACCTTCCGCCTTCGCAGGAGTTGCAGCTGCCGCAGCCATTCCAGCCGAAGGTTCATTTGAAGCTACCTGAACTCCCCCCGTATTTGGAACCGCCGTAGAGGCCGGTGTCGGGGCCGCTGGTGCGTTTTGGGCCGTCACAGGTACAATGGGCGGTGCTGCTGCCGGACCACCTGCTGGGGCTGCAGCGGGCGCTGCCTCACTTCGTGGCCCAACTATGGTTGGAGACTCCTGAACAGGACGACCATATCGATCAAATGTAACTGGATTCTCTTTCTCCATGTCTCCTATCTTACTACGAATAAAATGAGGAGCTGGGGCAAAGTATTGCTGTGTACCCGGAGCATTTGGATTAATCAGGATCTGACCAGAACCAGTTGGCGATGGCATAAACATAGGCTGATTTTGCCTCAAAGCCATTTCATAGGCTGTTTTCTTCTCTTCAGGACTTGTCCACGGATTACCCATGGTGCCAATCAAGTTTGGACGAGTATAAGCCGGAGGCTTTTGAACCAAAGCAGGATTGACCATCGGCGGTTCACCAGCCGGTGCCGGATTAAATTTAGGGGAAGAAGGAGGCGCTGACCTAGCCGCAGCTTCTTCACCACGCAAAGCGCCCGCTGTCATTTGAGTAGCAGAAGGCGGGCCATTCTGTGCTACTTGGATAGATCTGCCATTCTCATGCTGCCCCATGGCAGCAATCAGTTGAGGGCGAAGCTCTCTTGGAACAGGTGCGTTTGGATCAAGACCTAGCTTGCTTGCAACAGCCTTGACATAAGCACCACTATCATTCTCACCGGGAGGTGCCCAACGATTAACAATACCAGCTACCGTATTGATGCCACGGTTCTCGTAACTATCAAGAAGAGTATTAGCAGCAGCAATACCATGCTCTGGCTTCTCAAATTTGGCAAAACGACCATCTGAGCCCATATAACCCGGCTGCGATCGGGTAAAACTTCCTGCTTCAATGTTGAGTGGATTATTATTGCGAATACCGCGTGGGGTGCCCGGTGCTGCACCGGAAAGACCAACGTCTGCATTTTTTTCACCCTCAGACGAAGGGCTACCGGAGAAAGGGACCGGGGTCGCTCCACCAGCAGGAAAATTATCCGCAGGAATATTAGATTGTTGCAACTTCGCTTGATTAAGCAAAGCAGCTTTTTCTTGTTGTGCCGCATTATAATTCATATTACCGCCCATAAGAGCGCTGACCATGTTGCTAACGCCCTGTGTCCAGTGATGGACAGGCTGTTGCAAATTGCCCTGAAGAAGCGCCTTAGCATACTCTCGCGTCGACGCAAGTTGCGACGGAGTAGCATAATTAGCAGGCGTAGAATATAAATTTTCTTCGTTAGCCACCGAACTGGCCCCCTTGACCCGGAATTTGTGAAAACAATGCTGACATAGTTGGGTCTATGCCATTTGGCATACCGGGCATGCCAGCACCACCACCCGGAGGCAGCATGGCACCGCCCATTGGGCTATCCATCGGATTACCCATGGGGCTGCCTATTCCATCAGAAGGAGCTGTAACAGGCGGAGCTGCACTACCTGCACCACCTGTCATCGATGCTGGAGCAGTTGGAGGTGCCAAAGACATAGGTGCACCGACAGATGGGCCACCTGTAGTCGTCGTATTGTTAATGGGCGATTGGCCCAGCAAAGCACCCTGCTTCTGTTGTTGGGCTTGATGCTGTGCATTTCCAGCCATAATGGCTTTAACCATATTGCTGATATTTCCGGGCATAGAAGTAGTAGGGCCTTGAGACTGAAGATAGTTTGGTGTTTGCCCTGATGCAGCAATACCGGGATTTGTAGCAAAGGGATTCGTGTCCATTTTCAACCTTTCAGTTTAGCTAAATGTAAGGACACCCTATTAGGTGGAAACCCTACAACGATGATATTTTCTGGTTCCTTAGTTTGCTCAAAATACCTACATTGAACTTCAAGCGTACTATCCACACCAGCAGCACATCTTACTTCTACACTGTCATCAGTATATTCAGTAATGAATTTCAATCCTTCACCTGCCAAGCATCGTCTTGCAATATCAGCTTTGTTATAAGGCCCAAGATTCAAAAATTCATTTTCACGTTCAAGATGGCTCAACATACCGATTTTAAAAGAATCAATTTTCTTAGGATTGTAATGAAACACTCCCCGCGCATTATCACAGCGGCTAAAACCAAACGGCAGTTCCAGTTCAATAGTCCCAACTGGAAACATTTGAACATTTCTTAAACCACGCATAAGCTGACTTTGTTGAATTCGCAAAGTCTCTTGACTTTCAGGCGCACATTTTCCTGTATCCATCTTACACTGCCGCCAACATAGGAGCCGCGCCCATCAATCCACTCAATCCACCACTTGCTGCCCAACCACCAAGAGCCGCTGTTGGGATACCAAAAAGACCAGACATCATAGCTTGGCTTTGCTTCAGCTGATCCTGATATGACGCTTCTGCTGCTTGTTGTGCATTGGCCGTAGCACCAATCAAGTTCGCAGGTTGAATATTCAATTGTGGTGTATTTTGTAATGTTAGATTACTTGGTACACCGAGACCTGCAAGGGTGCCACCTAAGGAAGCTGGAGTCATATAATTCTGATACGCCTGTTGATACATCTGAGGCTCCATCTGAGCCTCAAAACCAGTAACCGTATTCCCCTGATTGTTTTGTACCGCACGCATAGCATTATCGTACCCCGGTTGACCGGGTGCAAATCCTTGATTTCTTAATTGCGTATCAAGCTGTTCAGTCTGTTGTTTGAAATAGGGATCAAGATATGAAACTTGTTTGGCCATCGCATCTTTGACCAAACCAGATGTAGCATTACCAATAACATCACCGGGCGCTTGCGCGCCATAATTAGCACCTGAGATAAGATTTTTACCTGCTGTACCAGCAGCTTGTTGTGTTCCCTGCAATGTATTCAGCAACTGTTGTTGTGGATCACTTAGTTTTGTTGTCGCCGTATACAGCGGTGTACCATCAGATGAAGTACCAGTCTGGGTATAGCTCAAACTACCCGTAGGGGTGACCTGATTTGTCATCGAGCCAACTTGGGACTGTTGTCCAGAAGTCGTGTTCAATGCCTGCTGATTTTTAGCTACCGTGTTCGGATCTGCTACGGTTGGGGCGTCGGGTGTGCTGCTCATTATGCAACTTTCTTCAAATGCTCAGCTGCCAACTTTTCAAGGTCTTCCCTGAAAATGACAAAACGGCATCCAGTATGACGTGGACAATCCGTGTACCCATAATGCCTACGCTGAACTCCTTCGTACTTAAAACCAAACTTTGAAAGCTTTTTCAAAAGATAAGAAGGACGCTTCGGCACAATAACGGTACATCTCGACAAGCGCAACTCATAAAGGGCAATCCTAGCTAGAGCGCGGATGATTCCCACCGTAATGGTGTCTTTTCCATAGTAGGATAATTCTGCATTGAGACTGTTGTAATTGGTAAACAACACAGCCCCAATTAACGTGTGATGATCTACTATTCCCACAGCCCTATCCACATGCATAGATGCACGATGATAAGTTTGAAAAGCCCATGCAGCGACCAATGCATCACAATCAAGAAGCAAGCCTTTCATACGAACCCCCCAAGCTCTAGAAGAGAATTAAAAGCATTGACTTGGAGTGAGATAGAAGTTGTATCCAAGCTTGCATCAAATAAAGCCTGATCAAAGAAGGAAAAATCAAACTGAGCCAGAGTACCATTACCACCTGATATGGTCGCAATATTGATGGTTAAATGCATTGCCAAAGCATGTCCTATGGCATCAGTACTTATCCATGACGTAGTTTGAATGACCGTACCAAACCATTTATCAGTATCCCACACAGCCACATCCCACAATGCACCACCATTAAAAATTTGAAGTGGCGCATTGTGTGTCTGAACCTGAAAATCAGCATCCACAGAAATAAAAGGCGTAATGGTTTGACCAGCCGTAATAAACGGCTGCGCCATCGTCATTCTCTTCAACCTGCCCGGTGCATCAAAATAATTATAGGCACACTGCATATCAGCAAGAATAGGCGTGGTGAAATCAGTACTTCCAACAAAAGCTTTATTGATATCCCCTACATTTCCACCAAAATACAAAACGTTATTGAACACTTCGAAGCAATTGGCATTCCATCCCGTAAATTGACACCATGCCCCGGTCAGAGCATTCATGACAAACTGAACTTGTACGCTGTTCTCAGTTTGAGGAACATTCAAAATAGCGAGTTGCTGTGGGGCGTAACTTATCAATTGCCAACCAAACATATTCAAGCCGACATTGGCTGCCTGCGCCATGGCATTCTGAATACGGGCTGTAATCGCAACACTGCGCTCAGCGCTTGGATCATACGGCAATGCTTGTGAAAGCGGAACAACACCTTGTTGCGTAATGAGACCTACATCAGAACCAATCTTGGTGGCACAACGCAAACTGATAGGTGGGGATATATCAAAAGTACCGACCAGTGAAAACGTAGTGGCATTGGTAGGATCAGTTCCACTGAAAAGGCTGACTTGACCACGGTTCGAAATAAACACCATGTAGTCTTGTGGACCATTGCCACCGTCTATTGTCCAATCAGTGATGGAAATAAGATAGCCACCCTTAGTCCAATTAGCACCCAAATCAAGAGTACCGGCAATAGCACCCGTAATGGCATCCGTCGGCATAAAAGCACAAACAGTAGAACCACCACCAGAACCATTACCAAGAACATACCAAAGCCTGCGTTTTTGAGCATGAATGTTCGTGATGGCAGCGGTAGTCAAACCACTAGGCAAACCTGTAATCGCTGGGGTTGACCATGTTGTCCCATTGTATTGACGTAAGGTATCCACCCCATTCACAAGCTGGATAACCGTGGTGCCAAGGGCTGGGGTGAAATTGACATATTGCCATCTGGCCGAATTCAACCCTGTTACGACAGCCGTATTCACACCGTTGATAGAAACGTCATAGATACTACTACCAGCAGCAGCAAACATCTGCTCCCCGCCTGTGGCACGACGCACCAGCAATGTTTCAACTGGCGTCGTCATAGCATCCAAAAGTACCCATGGAAAATAGCCCTGCCTTAGTTCCACCCAGCCGGGGCGTGGTATCCAATTATTGAGAATAGGTGCACGTTTTGGATCCATGGATGCCAAAGGTGAGATAGCATCCCAACCATCGGTAGGCACAGGAATGACCTTCGACACCACATCGGGTGCCGGTGTAGCTACTTTTGCTACTGATTGAGCCTTCCTCATTTTGCTCTACTTTTAAGTAATTCTATCATCTTTTTTACATCATATTGCTCATGAAACGGTACATCCTGTGTCAGGACAGGAGGTTCAGTTAAACGTCGAAGCGGTGAAAAATCTAATCTCCTTTGAACATTTCTAGCTTCAACTTCACCAGCTATGTTGTGATATGCTTGATGCGCCAAAGCAGTAAGACGATCATGATCGTATACAGGGACCTCATTTTGTCTCATAATCTTTTCAAAATGAGGTATAAACTGCTCAGGCATCCCACCCTGCGCAAAACCTTCTATATTTTGAATTCCATGTTGTAATTCATGCCCCATAACACTTCTACCACTTGTATAATATGGAGCCTCTACTTCAAATCTTGCAGGGAAACCTTTATGTGGAGGATAATATCCTCCTTCTGCCAGTTCTTTAGTTTTAGTTAAATCAAGACGCAAACCCTTCAAATCAGGATAAGCCTTGAATAATTCAGGATGATTAACTAAAGCACTCACAGACCCTGTAGCTTTATCCCCTATACTTGGGGGCATATACTTCATAGCCAATTTATTATCTGGAATTTCAAAACGCCATTGCTGATCAATTGGATGTTGTTCCCATCCCGTCATCATACGTGTTTGATCAGGAGGCGCCCCACGAGCAGCCCGTGTCATAGCCGTATCAAGCTGACGAAGATCAGCTGTCTTGGCCAACCTGCCCCCAAAGATACCAGCACCAGCTGTAGGTGCAGCGACACCCCTTCCCATTAAAGCCATGGCTGCATCGGTTGCAGCAGGCACCACCCTAGCTGTACTTCCATGGATATCATTTGGATCAAATTGTGCTGCCGCATCAATCAAATGCTTTGGTACATCCATAGTCTTTTGCGCTAGACTACCAGCTAATGGATTTAAGATGTTGGTTGGTTCATGCACAGGTTCAGCAGGGCCGCCCACACCAAATGGCATAGCATCGGGCTGTGGTTTGCCTCCTTTTAGTGCCGCAATGATATCCTCAAAACTTGCCAAAATTTACCTCTGTAAGTTAGGTGGAGGAGCATGTGTTGGCATAGTTGGAAAAATAGGAGCTGGTATCTGTACCGGCTGTGCTGGAAGCACAGGATGCCCCTGCTTCAAATAAGCAAGAACCTGCTGAAGGTGTGTTGCATTTGGAGGCAACATTATTGCCCCCTTGGATTTGAAGAAGGCATCCGGCCACCGGCCCATGTATATTTAGGAGGTTCATAACCACCCGGATCAGGAGGCCACGCCATGTCATCACCAGTGTCGCCGGGCTTGATGACTTCGCCTTGCGGTCTTTGGCCCTTTAAGGCATCGACAACTGCTTTGAGATGATCAGGGACCACATGACGCTCCTGTTAAACGCCACGCTCATATCAAGTAGAGCCTGAAGGACCCGGGAAAAATCCATCCTGTACATTAGCCGGTGAAATGAAGATAGGATTTTGACGCTTGGCCAATTGCAACGTAGGTGCAGCACCATCCTGACCAATCAATTGATTAACATAATCAACCCATCTGGTTTGCAAGGTGATGTAACTTCCCATTCCCTTGATTTCCCAAAACATCCACTTAATACCAGTCGTCACTGCTTGATCATTAAGAAGACAAGTATCAAGATCATTGGCAAAATACTGAGCAAAAATTGTACCCGCGCCCGATACATTGACAGCATTATTAGACCGATATTCAAAGACAAGCTGAAGAGGTGCTACAAGTTCAAAAGGCGGGGGCCAAATACGCCAATTGTTCGTATACGGCCCAACTTGTCGAAAATGCCTTCGTGGACCAGTAGTGACAATACCTGATAAATGCCATTGATCCATTTGAGGTGAAGTAGGCCCAATTAGTTCCCAATGATTGGTTCTATCCCACATAGTCCTATTTTGAAACGAGTCAAAACCGGGAGGTTCAGGAAACGTATCCTGAGCAAAAGTAAGGTTTGCCCCAGTAGCAACAGCAGGATTAGTAGACTGCATATTCATGGTGACCGTATTTGCATCTACTACGGTAGCAACACGGGCACCTTGTGGAATATTGGCACCAGATATGGCTGTGGAATTAGCTATGATTGCAGCTGTACTTGGAATGTTACTAATGGTTTTGGTAAATGCTGACAAGAAATTGCCAGTTGTCAACAACGGCACTGGCACTGCCAAATCATATTCGAATTGCAGAGAAGTCCAGCCTGACGTAGCATTCATGGACCTTAGTTCGTCCAGAACACGGTTCGCCAACGCAAACATCTGTACCGTAGTGGCGTCAGTGTTTCCTACAACACTTGCAGCTACCGGCAACCCAAGTTCGGCTTGGGCCTTCTGGACCATTTGAAGCAAGGTCAGTCCCATTTTGCATCAGTTCGATAAAATCGAGGACCAGAACTTAGGCTTATACTGCCATATAATTGCAGACTTAAATTGTGGAATACTTAATGGCACTGTAGTTGAACCATTAAGCGTATGAGTAGCCGGAGGAAACACTAAAGCAGTTGTAGCAGTAGCACTAGTATTTACAGCCATGACTGGTTCTGCAACGGCTTGAGTAACAGGAAGTAAAAAAGCAGTTTGACCAGCAGAAACATTAAGCTCTGCATTATCACCTATAAGAGATTTAGCCCCTACCTGTGTAATACCAGTACCAACAGCCAAAAAATAATCGGCACCCATGATGTCTGCCAACTCACCGGCTATACCTAAACCCATAAGGGTAGTCGTGCTTGCAACAATCATTTTAATCCCCTTATGCGGTTAGAATAAAAGTCCAGAATTTAGGCTTATATTGCCACACGAGACAACTTTTGAACTGAGCAAGACCGGTAGCGGCATTAACATTTCCGTTCAAAACTAACGCAGCTCCCGTATTCATTGTATGGCCAGAAGGAGCAAAAATAAGCCCAAGGGTAGATGTTGGATTAACGATATTGTACGGAACCATGACATTGACATTATCTGGTGTAGCTGGAAGAATGCACGCATTAGCACCACCGGCAGTTATCAACTCAGTATTCGTACTCTTGATTATAGCAGTAGTTGTGGCCTGCGTGGTACCAACACAAGTCAATACGTTCGGATTACCACCCAGCAATTGGGCCAATTGCGCAGGAAGACCAAGTCCCACTAGCGCGTCTGCAGTTGCTACAGGCATATAAATGACTCCTTATTTGAGACGTGTTCGGAAACGCTTGGGCTCAGGCATGTTACGGGTTGCATTGATCTGCGCAGTCTGAGCATCGAAATTACTATTGGGAACAAATACACCACGCTTCATTCCACCACCCTGATTGGCCAGCATTTGCTGAACATCAGCCATGGTAACCGCATTTTCCTGATTGGCTTGAATAGCCTTGAGTTGAGATTGAACCAATTCAAGCTTATTCTTGAGGCTATAGATCTCCTGATCCTTTTCATCAAGAGCAGCTTTAAGCTGACTGGCTTTGACACCCTTATTCGCTACTTCAAGATAACGAACAGCTTCATTGACCCATTGCTGGCAACCCATCCCGATGGTTTCAATCGCGTGAGCGGAAAGTTTAGCTAGTTGCTCAATGGTGTGGACGCCAGAAGCTTTCAGGGCACCGGCTGTGGCTGGTGAAGCGGCGAACAGCATGTCTACCGGAGTACCATCTGATACCTGAGGAGCATTCTGTTGAAATTGCTGCCACTGCAATGGATAGCGGCGCTTTTCTAGATCAGTTGCTTCCCTATCAACAATATTGAGACGTTCACCCGGAGGATGAATACGAACGTAAATCTTGTCATCAAGCCATGGACGGCCAACTTCAGCTGACTTGGCAGGATTGTGCACACCCTTCATATAAAACATCACAACCATCGAGGCATCACCGCCTCCATAGTTGACCACCCCACCCCATTCACCGACACGACGAATACTAGTATGACTTGAAAGTTCGTCCATAACTAAACTCCTGTTAAATTACGAAGATAGCGCAGATCGTATTACTTGGCCAGTGTCAAGTCCAATTCTGGCTTCCCATGAGTCTCAACGAATAGTGCCAATTCTTTTGCAACCTTTTCCAACATACCGTTCCAATCACCGGGGGCTGGTTGGGTAAATTGACGCAAGCTTGAATACCAAGGGCTGTCTTCACGGGTACCGAACCAGCGCCAGCACCCATCCCAGCGGCTTAGCAGCCACGTAGGCTTGCCTAACGACGCAGCAGCATGGACTACCGCCGTATCAACTGAAATGACCAGATCGCAGTTTTCAATAGCACAGCACGTCTCATAAAAATCGTACATGTCTTCAGTAAAATCCGCAATCCTCATACCAACAGGTGGAGTTTTGATTTCATCAGCAGGATTGCC